CCTCGGACAGCAATCTTAAGTCCACGCTCGTCAGTAAACGCAGCAATGTCGATCAGAGCTTGCTCAAGAGAGGTCTCTGACAGGTCAGCAGCAACTGCCAACTCGTTGCGAAGGTTTGGTCCACCCAGTGTTGGGTGATCATCTGCACACAACGGCTTGCCGTCACCACCGATTGTGGTAGTGAACGCATTGTTGAGAAGTGCAGCAGCTTTGATTTGCTTAGTGGTGGCCATTGAACGGGCCAGCGCCTTTGTGTACCGACCAGCAAGGCGGTCGTAAAGATTGTCTTCTATCGCCTCTTCAGTCAGTGAGAACGCAAGGGCAACAGTCTCGTGCGTATAGCGAGCTGTGTAAACTTCTTGTGCTTGGTCATATGCAATGCCAGAGCCTTCAGATTTTACAGGTGCTTCGCCAAAGCCGGACAGCATAACTTCTTCTTCAAACGCCCGATCAGAAGACTCGGTGTCATAGATTTCAGTATGCTCGTTTTCGTAGTTCTTGTACTCAAGTCCAAACAAGGCGTTTAGACCGGGCTCAAGTTCCTTTACTAATTGGGCTCTTGAAATAGCCATAATCTACTCTCCTTATTGGCCAGCAACGCCGGCGCTGCCGTACAGATGCTCATTGATTTTAACCACGACTACTGCGAACTCACCAACAGCATTGTTTGGTGCGTTCCACAAACCGATAACTTTCAAGTTCAAAGCTGCGGTGGTCGCGATGGTGCTTGTGTCAAGTTCATTAGCCGAGACGCCGGTAGTAGTGTTGCCGGTGCCTATAACGATGTCTGCGTTTTTACCGTAATCGGTCGCAGCAGAAGTGCCATCGTTTTGGATAATAAACAGCTGGCTCGGATCGTCCAGTACTTCGGCAACAATAGTGCCTTGTGTAATGTTGATAGAACCGGGGTAGTAGTTCTTCCAAGTGGGTTTCTGTGTTGTTGGGTCATTGTAAAAACAACCGTTAAACACGCCCACCGCTGCAGTATGCGATGCAGGGTTGAACTGGAGGATGTAACCGTCTTTCAGAGTGACTAGGTCACCTTGATAGATGGCACCGGACTGATTGTCCGCAATCGCGTAACCGTACTGTTTCTGTGAACCAGAACCAGCAAGATTTCCGAGCGGACGCAGACCGAAAGCTTTGTCTACATTAGCCATGATAAAGTTCCTTTAAAAGTTATTCGGTATCCGTACGCGGACCACCGAGGATTACGCGGGACTGACGCTCTGGCGCGTTGATTTTCATTGACGAGTGTGCATTCGTCTTCAACAGGTCATTATCGACAGCCCTCATCTGGTCATGGGTTCTGGAAGAATAGTGTGCTCTACGCTCTTCTGCAGTTTCTTCGGGTATGCGGGCCAATAACAGCCCACCGACACTGATCACACCGGCGTGTTTACCATCAGCCGCCGTGGAACTTTCAAAGTCGGGAAACTCGTCCGAACGAACCAGCTCATACCCCTCACGGAGTTTTGCTGATACGTTTGCCCGATCGTCAATACCACCCGCTTCTGCTCTGATCCAGCGGTGTCGATAACCGTCAGGAGCAGGAGGAGCATCTAGTCGTGATGGAGGAGCCCAAGGCTTACGGCGCGCAGTGGTATCTCGGCTAGTTGCAGCGCGGGCACTACGATTTAGTTCTGGCACGTTGTTACCATTGTTACTCATTTGATTACTCCTTCACGTATTTTGCGTATTCTTCAAGGGGGACCCCTAGTTTTTTTGCGATTGCTACCTGACTCGGCGTTAACCGGACGGAGCGGCGTGCTGAATTGTTTATCCCCGACGAGCGGGTTGCAGGGGCCACCGTCTGCACGGGACGGGAATTCCTGTTGTTTTGTTGCGCTGAAGTTTTTGCTCTAAACTCCTGCGGAAATATGTTACGCATTCTGTTATCTAATTCATCATAGTACTCGTTGGTCGTCGGGTCAAATCCTTCTTTTTGTATCAAATCCTTGTGGAGGCCCCACACCGCATGGGTCATCACTGTGTTTTTACCAAACCACGGATTCACTTCCGCCCACTCTTCCGCTCTTGGATCCGGGTCCGCGCGACGAGGTCTAAGGATTTCTGGCTGTTGCACAGGCTGCCGGGGCTGACTATCCGCCCACTCGCGCTGGCGCATTGTTTCAGAAAGTCGTTCTTTTTCCCACACGATTGATGTTAAGCGCTGCTGCGCTTCCGTCTCAGTGTCAATGTCGCCCTCTTCACGCGCCCTTCTTATTACATTCTTCAGAGCCATTACCTGCGTGTCGACACGGCCACGGGCCTCTCCGAGACGTGCTGTGTCTGTCTGCCGGAACTGTGCTTGCAGCGACTCGTTTTGCTGTAGCACGTTTTTTGCGTAACTGACGGCTTCGTCTTCACGTCGCTGGGTCTCGCGCAATCGGGCAGTCAACTTGTCAATGCGCTTTTTAACCTTGTCAGAGTAGTGTTCGAGATCCTCTTTCTTGGGCGCAGCTGCTCTCACTTGCTCAACAACAAGCGGCAGCTCTTTTGAAGATATTTCAGCATCACTACCATCGTCGTTCATTTCGACCGTGGTTTCTTGCTCACCGTCTCCGATATTAAATTCCATCTCTTGATTTATACCGTTGTTCAAACCGTTACTCATACAGCCTCCTCACATGTGAATGATGTCGTCAGGATCGTTAACGATCCCAAGTATCTCGTCGTCGTTTAATAGACGAATTTCCCCGCCGTCTATTTTAATCCGAGAGCCTGCATACCTTCCGAACACTACCCAATCCCCCTCTTTGCACCACGGGCCCAGAGGGAATTTTGATTCATCCGCATACGCCAAATTGCCCATCTTCAAAACATAGCCGACATTAGTAGCCAACTGCGTTTGTCTTTGAGTTTCATTAGCAAGGACAATTCCGCCCTTCGTGGTCTTGGCGCCGCGAAAGGGGAGGATGGCTATTCGCCATCCGGTAGGTTGGGGGATTAGGCCAAGAACAGACTCTGAGAGCCCTTCTTGTGCGACCTTTCCCTCATCGGTATACGCGTCTTCCAACGTTGGTTTTTTAGGGGGTGCATTGGCAGCATCGTCCCTCCACCGTTGTTCCAGCGCTGTTAACTTCTTCTCGGGTTCCA